TTATGTCCGCAAAAGAAGAAGGAGTTCCTTTACAAAAATTAGTTATTGAATGTTGCAGGGAATATAGAAAAAAACACGTTGGGGACTATTCTTGGATTAAATCTTTTAGTGAAATAAGATTTAATAAGTATGTAACAGGTACTAATATGAATGGACATATTGATCATATTCACTCTATATTTGATGGAGTGCATAAAGGTATTCCAATTATTTCTGTTGTAGGATTGTTAAATGATGACTATAAAGGGGGAGAGTTTATGTTTAACGAAGAATATAAAGTAGAATTAAAACAAGGAGATATTGTATTATTTCCAAGTAATTTTTTATATCCTCATAGAGTAAATAATATTAGAGAAGGAACACGTTATTCATTTGTAACTTGGGGTTTTTAATTATGGCAAAAGTATTAGAATTATTTTCACAACCTGTATATTTAGCAGATGATAAATACGTAATGGATGATAATGAAAAAGAATCTTTTAAAAATGTAGCAGCGCTTGAAAATTTATTAAATCATACAAGTAAAAATAAAATGTGGCTAGAGCAAGAAAATTTAAAAAATCTAAAAAAGTTTATATTAGATAATGTAAAAAACTTTCATCACAATATAATAGGTTACGATAAAAGAATAGAACTATATATAACTCAATCGTGGCTTACAATGAGTAAACCTGAAGAAGGACATCACTTACATCGACACCCTAATAGTATTTATAGCGGAGTATATTATATAACCGGAGAGCATACTGAAACTCGTTTTCATAGTCCAAACAAAGACATGCAACAAGTTGTTTTTGAAAAAGAAAAAGAAACTTGTTATTTAGAAGAAATACTAACTGTAAAAGCAGAGCAAGGTAATTTAATTATTTTTCCTTCTCAATTATCTCATGATGTACTTGCCAATCCAAGTAAAAGAGTAAGAACTACTTTATCTTTTAACACATGGTTTAGAGGAGAAGTTGGAATGTACGATAGATTGAACAATTTAAAGATATAGTATATAACAAGGTATGCAAATTAGACAACTAAAACCAGGTAATATTAAATTTGATTTTTCTTGGAAAGAAAGACTTAAAATATTTTTTAAAGGAGAAGTTTTTTTAAATTTTGATACATCAAAAAGTTTTATTGACTCTTTTGTACACACAATTATTACATTTAATACGAACCTTCCTGAAAAATATCAGAACAGATTAAGTGACGAAAACACTAAAATTGATTTAACTAAAGAATAATTATTTATAACTTTTTCGGTTCCAGATTTTATTACTATAATAATTAAATTTTTCTGTAAGAAGACTACTAGAAACAGTAGGTTCTCCTTCTTCTATTTTCATTTTCCAACTCTCTCTTTTAAAAGGAATAATTTGACAATATGGAGTTCCTTTTTTAATAATAGAAAAATACTTTCCGTTTTTAACTTGTTTTAAAAGATAGTCTTTTTTTAAAATAAAAGGAAAGTTAATATATTCTTTATAAGCATCCGTATCTACTATACCACTAATGATTTCAAACCTATCATCAACTCTATTTATAGGTGGAGTAAATAAACAAGAATAGCCAGAAGGAGTATATATTTTCCAAGGGTTATGAAATTTCATACCAGGGAAATTAAAATTTTTTTTTAATTGTGGTGAACCTTCAAATTGACGAGGAGGGTGTATCTGACGTCCCATATTAGCGTTTATATTTATTTCACTAAACCTTGGGTCATTAGAAAAATCTTCAAAAGAAGATTTTACATATATTTCTAATTTACCTTTCTCTACTTCAGTTATTTCAAGATAAAACTCTTGAGGTGTAGTTAGCATATACCCAGTGGTCATTGAATCTGCAAAAGGTTTACATCCTTTTATAGTGGTTCTGTTAGGGTGATGTTTAAGTTTTTTATACCAATCAGGTAAAAAATTATTAGAGAGTTGAGGTCTGTCTTCAAAATTTTTTAAATAAATGTCGGGAGCAACAAATCGAATATCTTTCATAAAGATATTAATATATCATTTAATCACAAACTTGCAACATATGAAATACTTCTTCTCCAGGATTTAAATCAGAGGTGTATTTTGAACAATGTACTGAAAAAGTTTCATTTTCTGATAACATCGCATGGCTTAAAGCTGCACTTAAACGTGCTCTGTAAGCTGCAAGTCTATCTCTCATAGTTGAGGTTTTAGTACCTTCTAAAAATTTATCAAAAACAGCTATTTCGTTTTCAAAATCTTGTTTAAATTCAAGTATAGATCTAGTTGGTTGTTCTGTATCTACAAGAACAATATTGTCTTGAGTTAGACTTTCATCAAATCTTTTTGTTTGTGCAACTATTAAATCAAAATCAGATTGTGAAAAATTTTTTTTAACTAACGTCTCTCCAGAGTTGGCTACGATTGATTCTCCATCAGAATCATCTTTTGATATTCTCCAAATTTCATTTGTATTTCCTCTAAAATATATATTTGGCATCTTTTATCCTATGTTACCTGTTCGAAAATGTATATGTATCCATCCCCGCCAGTTCCATTACTTGAAGCTCCACCACCACCTCTACCGCCTAAGGTAAATCGAGTTAAAGGTGCTTGAGGTCCATTACTTGTACCCGGTCCTGTACCACCTGATCCAGGTGAGGGAGGTGCAATGTTAGTTGAGTTAGCAAAATCTGATGTGCTATAATTAAATACATTAGGTGTATTTGTACTTCCAGTAGAAGGTCTTGGTTGATCGGGACTGTGAGGACTAGGTCCACCAGCACCACCTCCTGCATTTACTAGATTACCAAAATTAGTTGTTCCACCGGCTTGCCCTTGACTTGGATTACTTCCACCAGCACCGCCAGCACCAATTTGAATCGCTGTTCCATCTAAAGTTCCAGGAGAAACGTCCACTGCCCATACACCAAAGAAACCATGACCGCCTGGTCTTCCTGTTGCGTTTTGGTTTGAGTTTCCTCCTCCGCCACCACCACCAGAAATTAACCCTGCTGCTTTTGTAGCGTTTTGGTCTATTGCTGAATAGTTGTAACTGTGAGAACCATATTTTAATTCTTTTGGTTGATAACCTTGTGCACCTGCTGATCCTGAAGCTGCAGAAAAAATTCTACCATCACCATCAACAGAAATTGTTGCTGATGTAAAACTATCTTTTCCTACTGGTTTAATTATTTTTGGCATTTAAATTATCCTCCTATTAGTCTACCATTTCTACATAAGAAACATGAAAAGCTATGTCACTGGCAGCGCCAGCTGTTACAGCTATAAGATCTGTTTCATCTAAATAGATAGGTCTGCTAATTAAATCTAATGTTGAATCTGCAGGTACAGAAATTGTACTTGCGATTTTATAATAAGTTGAACCATTGTCATTACTAATTTCTACTGTTACGTCTGCAGCATTAGTTCCGTCAATGTTTGCTAATAATATTGTGTCTATTCTTACTGCAGTTTCTGCAGGAACATCGATCATAGTAGTTCTGTTAGTATCCCCTAAAGTGCCCATAGCATTTTTAGGTGTGATCGTTGCTATATTTACAAGATTTGGTGTTGCCATTTTTTATTCTCCTTTGATATTAATACCCGAAAACCATGGAGAAGACAAGTCCTTTTCCATCCGTAGTTACAGTTTGTGTTGAACTTGATGTTGCATTAGTTACTTTTGCTCTACCTGTACCATTTGGTGCTACAGTAATATCTCCATTAGCAGCATCTGTAATAGTAACAGTTCCAGAGTTTGTTCCGCTATTTGTATTTAAAACTAGATCTGCGGCGCCTCCAGTAGTAACAGTTAATGCTCCTGCTCCATTTGATGTAAGAGTAGCGGCTGCACCACTATCTCCAACTTTTACTGTATCTGCTGAAAGAACAACATCACCAGTTCCATTTGGTATAATATCAATATCTGCATTTGAAGTTGAAACAATATCGTTTCCATTAACATCTAAGTTTCCACCTAATTGTGGTGAAGTATCATCAACAACATCTCCGCCAAATTCAACTGCTGTTATATTTGGATTTGTGCCATCGTCTGCTTTTGCATAAGCAATAATAGTTTTACCAGACGCAACTGCAGCGCTCGTTCCTGTACCACTAGCATATTTAAATGTTACAGTTTGTGAACCTGAAGTTCCATTTTTTAAAACATAAAAATTTTGTACATCAAGAGGGATTGTTACATTTCTTCCTGAAGTTAATGAACCTGTAAATTCTATAATTCTATGTGCAAGAGTTGCACCAGTTGCTCCATCAGAAACAGATAAAGTAGTGTCACCAGAATCGGATACTGCTTGTGCAGTATACCCACCGGATATTTGTTCGAAAACTTGTAAATTAGTGTTAGTTTTTGTTCCCCAAGTTCCGGCATTTTCTCCGGTTGCTTGTAGTTCAACTCCTAAAGGTGTGTATGTTGATGCCATGTAATCTCCTAATTATGCAACGTCACTATAACTTGTATTTGATCCTGTTGCAACACTTGTATACGATGTATTTGAACCTGTGTCAACATCTTGATATGCCTGAATAAATAAGTCTCCGACACTTATTGTTGCAGAAATTCCTGTTAATCCCATTACAACAGGAGGACTTAAACTTCCTACTGAAGTTGTTGCAGAAACTCCTGTTAATCCCATAACATCTGCAGGAGAAATAGATCCTACACTTACTGTTGCAGAAACTCCTGTTGGTAAAATAGTAGGATTTGAAGTAACACTAACATCTCCAATAGCTGTTGTTCCAACTCCTGCTGTAGATACTCCCATAACATCTGCAGGAGAAATAGATCCTACACTTACTGTTGCAGAAACTCCTGTCACTCCAATTACATCAGCAACAGTAACTGATCCTAAATTTGTTGTTGCAGAAATTCCTGTTGGAGTCACAACTACGTTACCGATCATTGTAACTGATCCAATACTAGCTGTTGCAGAAACTCCTGTTAGTCCCATTACATCAGCAGTTGTTACAGAACCTAAAGATACAGTTGCAGATAAACTTTCAAGTATTACAGTTCCTTGAATACCCCAACCTTCGTTGTTGTTCCATTCACCTCGGCCCCAACCAGAACCTATTTCTGCATCTACTTCTACAGAACCAACAGCTGTTGTTGCAACACCTGCACTTGTTAAAACTACTGTAAAAGTTCCATCCCAACCATCTTCACCCCAAGCATCCGATCCCCATCCTGCTGTATTAAAAGCATCTATAGATCCGACTGATGTTGTTGTTGAAACTCCTGTTAATATAACTGTTGCAAGATTAGATTGCCATGAATTTTCATTCCATGCTACTGAGGGATCATCTCCTCCCCAAATTGATGTAGCCATAAGGACTTCCTCCTTACGCTATACGAATGATTGCGTTACTTGCGTCTGCTGTTGGAAATTGAATAGTGAAAGTTCCACTAGTTACAGTTTTATCACTACCAAAAGCGATAACTGCACAAGCTTTATCAGAATTTGTGTCATTATAAATTAAAGCACCATTCGCTGTAAAAGATGCTGAAGTATAACTAACATCTGCAAAATCACATATCGCTGTAGTTCCTGAAGTTGTAGGAGTTACACTTGTAAGAGTTGCACCGCCTGCAGTGTAAGCAGTTCCTGATGCATTTGTAATTTCATTTGTTGCACTATAAGCTGTTGTACTTGCACCTAGTGATGCTGAACTTGTATATAAAGCTATTTTAAAAGTGTTTCCACTTGTTGCTGTAAAATTGTGAGTACCTACTAAAATTTCTTGTTTGAAACTTGTACAAATTGCTGATGTTATTGCCATAATTTATCTCCTAAGGGTTTGCTGATTTTACTGGTATTCGAATAGCGCCATCTGTGTAGTCATCTCTTCGTCTTCTACCAACTTGCTCATTAGCAAACTTCTGTACCTCTTGTTTATACTTATTTTCATATAGTGTCAACATATCTATTGGACCTTTTAAAAAACCATAAGTCTCTGATAAGCAACAATATAATAAACCATTTGGAAAGTTTAAGCTAATATAGTTAGTAGCATTACCAGACTCTAAAGTAGCTGGCATTTTGTTATAATGCACTCTAAATTTGTATGTTGAATCAGGGACCGGGGCAAACATCATTCTTCCAGATGTAGTATCTGTATTACCTGTTGCTCCTCCATACATAGCATAGTATTTAGGTTGTCCTCTTTTTGCAGATTCTGTTGAAGATACATATTCTTGTAAATACGTTATATCTTTTTTTTCTAACCAAGTATTAGCACCTGCTATAGAAGATGTTGAATCATAAACTTGAATACCTCTTATAAATAAAGCTCCTGCTGGAGCATTTATTGTTTCTTGACCAGTTACTAAATTACCATCTTGTTGTTTTCTATCTGCATCAATAGGAACATCTCTCATTATCCTGTACTGAGCATTTAAAATTATATTTTCTAAAATAGCAGTTGTTAAAACATTTGAATCTGTTTCAGTATAATTTCTTATTTGTGTAACTAAATCTGAATAACTTAAACCAGCCATTATTTACTATCTCCTTTATATTTTGAACGTATCTTTTTTTGCTTTGCAGTTTCTTCATACATTTCAAGATGAGGGTCTTGTTTCTCAGGTTTAAAAATATTTTTTATCCAATTCCAAATTTTATTTATCATGCGCTAATTGTTATGGGTCCTATTGAACAACCGTAACCTCCTCCTTTTATATTACCTGTTGTAGCAGTATCCGAGTTAACTGTAAAATAGAAAAAATTAGTTACTGAATAATCTGTTGTATCTCTTAGATCATTTTTATACTTTCCTGTTGTAATAGCATATCCTGAACCCTGTCCTATTTGTGCACCAGTTATTCCATCAAAGTTAGGAATAGTTGCATAAGCAAAAACAGGATCAGACTCTGTACCTGTACCAGGTGAAATTGTTGGTGGACCTCTAAATAAATAAGTCGTTCCATTTGTTAAACCGTGTCCAGGAGAAAAAACATTTATAATACCAGACCCTGCTTCATAAGTTTCAAAACCATTATTAGAAATCATTACAGTTGTAATGGGCTCTGTTCTATCTGGTCTTACATTTAACAATGCAACACCATCCCCACCTGTTGGCTTTGGTTCTAATTGTGGTTGTTTAGGTTCAAACTCTGTATAATGAACAAACGAACCATTCCATTCTCTAACCATTTCTCTGTATGGAAATTCCATACCTGATCTATCTGAAATAGCTTTTGAATGTTTTCCTACTGCATATTTAGACATTATGTTCCTGGGTAATAAGCTTTTGGTGTAATATAAGTACTAGAAGCAGAACCATCTTCAGCTAATGCTCTAGATAATTCGTCTTCATAATATAATTTCATTTGTTGAACTAATTGTGGTTGATATTTTTGTGCAAGATAAAAAGCTAAACCTGAAGTCATACAAGGAACAAATCTAAATGGAATATCTGTTGCGTTTGTATAATCTCCAACATCTTGAATTCTTTTTATGTAATAGAAATGCATATCTTTAGATGCATTAGTTGAATCAGGTGTAGGGTATATACTAATACTAGTATAATCAATGAATCTTTGAACCCAATATTGATTAGGTGTTCCTTGTGAAAGTTTATTTGAGAAACCTGCATAAGTAGATCTATCTACTTTTGACATTGGACTATCTGATTGAGTTGTTTGAGTTCTATTATTTCTTAATTGTGCTTCAAGGACATCGGATATTCCATAAATACCATTTGGATTTGATGTAGCACTTGTGCCATCTGCAGCTGCTCTATAAAATTTATATTCAGCTTGTCCCTGTACTAAATCAAGATCTAATTCTCCTATTTCCCAATAGTGAATACCTCTATTACCCCATTCTTGAAATAAAATATTAAGAGATCTTCTAGCTGATTTCATTTGATAACCAGCTACTGAATTTAATCCAATACGTTCAAAAGCTTCTTCTATAATTTCATCAATAGAAAAAGTTTTGTCGAACGTTGTAGTTCCCGAAGTAGTATTAGCCATTT